TCTTGGAAGAAGTGAAGGACGATCTCAGAGACATGAGGGCTGAGCAGAACACATACACAGAGGCTGTTCTGGAAGCCATCGAGAGGAATGGTCACTGATGGCGATTAGCGGGACTTACATATTCAACCCCGATGTAACCGAGCTTGTAGAAGAGGCTTACGAACGGGCTGGTCTTGAGATGAGATCAGGTTATGACCTTCGCACTGCGAGGAGAAGCCTGAACTTCTTGATGCTGGAATGGCAGAACAGGGGTATCAATCTTTGGACAATCGAAGAGAAGACTCTGGAAACTTCTGCTTACGGTGGTCTTAGCAGTCAGCTTGTCAAGGGTGTTAGTAAGTATGACATAGCGACTGGGACCATCGGTTTGCTCGATGTCATCCTTCGTACAAATGATGGGTCCACTTCCAGTCAGGCCGACTATCACATCTCTCGCATCTCTGAGCCGACTTACGCAAACATTCCAAACAAGTTGACACAGGCTCGTCCTTTGCAGTTCCTTTTTGACAGAAAGGAGATCCTGGGTGCTGGAACAGATGGAGCGGATCAGCCGTCCACGATCACGTTCTGGCCGGTTCCTGATGACAGCGAAAAGTACAAGGTGATCTATTGGAGGATTTCGAGAATCGCTGACGTTGGCAATCTCGGTTCTAACACCATGCAGGTTCCAGATAGATTTCTCCCTGCACTGGTTTCTGGCTTGGCTTATCAGATTGCAATGAAGCGACCAGAGGCTGCTCCTCGTGTTGTTCCTTTGAAGCAACAGTATGAGGAGTTGTTCAAAGAAGCTGCCGACGAGGACAGGGTGAAGACTTCTGCCAGATTTGTTCCGAGGGTTGGCTACTAGGAATGTCTGGTCCCTATGCAGTTGGTAAGCATGCGTTTGGCTTTTGTGATCGCTGTGGCTTCCGATACCCGCTGGTCGAATTGAAGAACGAAGTGATCGCTCTGCAGGAAACTTCTCTGAAGGTTTGCCCCGAGTGTTGGGACCCTGACAATCCGCAGAACAATCTTGGAAGATTCACATTCGATGACGCCCAGGCTTTGAGGAATCCGAGGCCACCGCTTGGTCTTGTCGAGAGTCGTTACGGTGATGCAATTCGCAATGACTTCCTTTTGGGAACAGTCACCAATGAACCAAGAAATGCGATTGAGGGTTGGTTTTACAATACTTATCCTTTTGGAGAAACAACTTCTTGGAACTCCACTGATAAGACAATTTACTGTGACAACCAGGGGGACGTAGAGAATACAAGTGCAGGACTTGTAAATTATGAGTACTACAGCGGTGGGGGTGGCCTTTCTGTTGATGCTTCGGTTTACAAGTTTGTTCGCGTTAGGATGCGGATTGTAGACAGAGGGACAGACACTCAGGACAATGCTTGGGATGGGGCATTCAGGTGGTACATCGGTGATCCATCGATTTATCTTGCGACACCGTTCGCCCAAAACCCACCTCGCTTTGTTCCTTCTCCTGACTTCAATGCAATGGGAGATCCTTGGCATATTATTACTTGGGATATGCGAAATGTTTCAGATTGGACTGGAACTGTAACTGGGGCATCTTTTGATTTTTTCGAGTACACAAGTACTACAACTACAAAGAAGCTTATCGAAGTGGATTGGATTCGGTTTGAGAGTTCATAGGGGGGCGTGCTGATGCCCAAGGTTGGTGACAAGACATTTGAATACTCTCCGCAGGGAATGAGAGAAGCTCAGGAGTATGCGGCCAAGACGGGTCTCCCTGTTGAGAAGTCTCAGAGATACCATGTGGGTGGAATTGTTTGTCCTTCGGATAAGGCCAAGGGCAAGAAGAATGTTCGTGGTATGGGAATCGCTCGTAGGGGTGGGAGCTTCAATCCCACTGAGAACTCTCACAGTTAGGATCTGCCGATGAACTATTCCCAGTTGAAACAAGAGATTCAGGATTATTGCCAGAACAATGAATCCACTTTTGTTAGCAACATCGACAACTTCATTCGGGCAGCAGAGGACAAGATCTTTTCAGCATTGGAGCTTCCTGCTTTTTGGAAGTCCGATTCCACAATCTCCCTGTCTGCAGACACTCCAGAGTACACCCTCAAGGCCGGAACTATTGATGTCTTGTCTGTGAGAATCTCTGCTGGCTTGTATTCTTTGAATACAAGTAGTTCTTCTACTTATCCTTATCCGATAGCGACTCTTCCGGGTCCGGGCTTGTTGATTTACAAGAACGGAATCAGCGGCTCTCCCGTTAACTTGCTTGCAACAGATTCTGTTTATCTCTCTGGACTAACTGGCACAGTAGCTAGCTTGGACACAGATGACCTGAACGGAGAGTGGTGGGATGTTGGTTCGGTTACGGATGACTACTTCACAATAGCTGGTCCGACAGTGTCCAGTGTGCAGACTACTGGTGGTGGAGATAATGGTAAGTTCCGCAGGAAGAATGCTGCCGGGGTTGTAGATGAATTGGGTCCAGTCAGTTACTTGCTTCGCAAGGACTACGACTTCCTATTAGAGGCATACCCGGGAAGTTCTGGAGCCATGACAACGGGTACTCCTCTGTACTATTCGATTTCCTCTTCGGGCGTAGATGCAACATCTACCAGTGATCCGAATATGACAATTCGGGTTGGACCCATTCCAGATACTTCTCTTCCATTGGTAGTTACTTACTATGGAAAGACTACATCTGATTCTATCACTGGTGGTACGACAACAACGACCACTTGGCTTTCAACAACCTTTCCCGATGTGCTGTTGAACGGATCACTTGTTCACGCTTACTTGTTTATGAAGAGTGATCCTGAAGTGGTTCAGATCTACGAGAGGCAGTACTCGGAAGGCATTCTTCTTTTGAAGAACATTGCAGATACAAGGCAGCAGTCTGGAGACTATCGTCGCAGTCCAGCGACGGACCTGAATCTCCCGCCTCAATAAGGACCGTAAATGGCTACTACTTTCAGTTCAAACTATCAGATCAAGCTCATTGGTGACGGTCTTGAGGCTGGAACTTGGGGTTCATCTACCAACCAGAATCTCCAGAGGTTGGAGGAAGCAATTGGTGGCAGCTACGTCTCCCTAGACATCACCAGTCCTGGCTCTGCCTCCACTTACGAGGGAGATGCGGGTGCAAATACCCTGTGGTGGGTAACGTCAAATTCTGCTCCTGCCGGACATGAAAATGCGTCAGGCAGGAGTAAGTACATTGTACTTACTGGTTCCGTTGGTGCAGACCAGACGGTGAAGATTTACGGGGATGATACTGATATCAATCCAGAACGTGTCTTCTTTGTCAAGAATGGAATAACCGCTCCGTATGACATTATTCTGCAGTGTGATGATTCGTCTCCTGGTACATACACACTCAAGAATGGTGCATACGCAGCGATCTATACCAATTCATCTGCATCTCCAAAGATTGGAAATGTTCTTAGCAACATGCAGGTTGAGGGAGTTGTTCTTGCTGGTGCCACTGGAGAGCCCGCGATCTCTGTACCAACAAACTTGGCAGACGCTCTCTCGATTGAGGACGATGCCTCTTCCCCCTCCACGCTTCTGCAACTAGACACCAGAGATGATGTCACTGCGAATATTGATTCTATCGTCAGGTCGCCAGCCGAATCCGGTCCTATCGGTACAGCCACAAAAACCAAGCCCGTTGTTGTGACTGCGACAAATACCTTTGTTGAGAACGATGTAATTAGAATTACTGGTGTTGCTGGCATGGATGAGATCAACAGGGTCTTCAAGGTTATTGCCAGTGATGGCTCTACCTTTAGCATCAAGACACTTGCCGGTAACGATGTAGATGGTACTGACTTTGGTGCGTGGACGACTTCCACGGGAACGGCAGTTGGAACAACTGCGCTTGTCACAACCGATGTCGCTCACTCTTTCGCAAATAACGACCGAGTCAAGATAACCGGCCTTGTCGCAGACAAGATGACTTCGGTCAACAACAAGACATTCACTATCGATACAGCTACGCCCGGTCTTGGTGATGATGAGTTCAATCTTGTTGGAATTGATGTATCTGGTGATGATGATGAGGTGTCTGGTTCAGGCGGTGTTGCAACCCAGGTGCTTCGCGCTGTGGATTTCAAGGATGTTGGCAACTTAGATATAGACGCCAATGTCTTGGACATATCCACCCAGTCAACCGTTGTGACGGTTGCTGATGATACGGATAGTTCGCTCGGTGTGTTTCAAGCTGGCAACAGCTACATCGAGATAGACACTACGGACTCTTCGGAGCGGGTTGTTATTGGAAGGGACTCCTCTGACTGCGACAAGCTGGATATCGATACCGCCACTGTAGATCTTACTTCACAGGCAACGACACTTCTCCTTACGGAGGGAAGTGCGACAAGCCTGGATGTATGGGAGACAGCGCCAACTACTGGCGAAGGTGGTGTTCAGTTGATCACGGTGGACACAACCACACCGAAGGTCACTGTTCCGGTTGAACTTGAAGCAGGTGGTTCTCTTGAGGTTACGGGGAACTTGGATGTCAATAGCACTTCTGACTTCGCCGACACAGCCACGTTCGCGAAGCTGGCTATGGATGGTTCCGGCGGGGACATAGATCTCACTGCTGGTGCGGAAGACATTAATATATCTGGTGGGACGAGTGCCCTGAATGTCCAAGAGGTACGGACGTACATTGTACCTGATCCGCCAGTGAGCGGACCGATGCAAGGTCCCTTTCAGAACACAGAGACACTAGTTTACGATCAGGTTAAGGTTTATTTTCCCGACTACGACAGGTTTGTTGGAGAAACCCTGACCATTTCTGGTCAAACTACTGACGAGAATCCTTATTACACTGCGTCCCAACTCAATGGCGAACACACGATTATTGAAACTCAGTCAACCAATTGGCTAACTGTTCAGATTTCTGGATCGAGTGCGACAAGCGCAACTACGATTGGTGATGTGGGTATAAAGCTATCCTTTTCACCCAGGGACTACCTGAACTTCGACACAACGAACAAGTTGCTGGAAGTGGGGAAGACTGCTTTTGGAACTTCTGAGCAAGAGACGGTTGTTCCAACATTCCCCAACGCTCTTCTCACCGGCACTGCTGGCTATCTGGCTTTCAATGCCTTGGATCTTGCCAATCTCAGTTCCAGTTATGGCATTCGGAATAACAGCGGAACTGTTCAGGGAAGAAATAATGTTGCGGCCCAAGACTGGACTGGCCTTGTAACGACAACTCCTAATGATGGAGTTGTAACTGGTCTTACTACACCATTGGTAGCTATCACCTCAAATCCCACGGTAACTGTTAACAGCGATGGTGTTGATAGGGCTACTGGTGATCGTGTGACAATCAGTGGTCAAACATCTACCCAGCATGGTCTGACTGCTGAAGATATCAATGGCACTTATGTGATTACTCGCAAGGATGTGGATTCTTATTACATTACGATGCAGGATTCACTCCCAACGTCGGGTGGAGCGTTTGGAGACTCAACTCTTCGCTTCCAGTATGTAAGTCGTGCAACGGACCAAGAAACTAAAGAGGTTTCCGGTTCGTTTGATATTGGTCCGCTTCGGTTCATTTTCAATACAGTGGATGCAGAAGGGGATGGACATTCATCGGGGGATATCACTCTTGGCGATACCGGAAAGGGAACATCTGTCACGATGAACTCACAACTTTATTTGGTTCTTGCAACTCAGGCCGAGCAGAATGATGTTAATAATAATGTTACTGCCACGATTTTAGTTGGAACTCTCAAAGAAGGTGCTTTGAAGTTTAACTTTGGAGTCCCTGATGGAAAAAGAAGGTGTACCTACTTGGCGATAGGTGATTCGGGTAACTGATCGATGTTGAAGCGTGTTGCGATTCCTCCCGGCATAGATAAAGAGTCTACGCAGTATTCTGCTGCGGGCCGGTGGTTTGACTGTAACAACATGCGCTTCCGTGGTGGTGTGCCGGAAGTAATTGGTGGTTGGTCGCAAGATGGAAGCTACACGCTAGAGGGGCTGGCGCGTGCCTCGTTCACATCAAGGGATTACAGCGGAAACAACTTCCAGTTTGTTGGCACAGATTGGAAGTACTATGTGATCTCTGGTGATGGCGCACATGATATTACGCCCGTTCGTGCAGACGGCACGGTTTCTATGGTTTTCAAAAGTGAAAATTTGAAGCCAAATATCCGTGTCACTCATACTAATCATGGTCTTTCCGTTGATGACTGGGTTGTTTTTACCAGTGGTATAACTGCCGATCTTGGAGATGTGACATCTGAAATATTGATGCAGCCTGAAGGTTTTCAGGTTTCTTGGGTTGATAGTCCTGATGTCTATTACATCTACACTGTCAACAGGACGGTTGATCCACCTGTTGTTGTTCTACCAGATGCTTCTGAGGAAACTTTTGCGAGTACAGGTTATTCGTACAAGGTTACCTCTGGTATCAGCACCGTTGTTACTGGTTCTGGTTGGGGTGCTGGTGAGTGGGGTGGCGATGAGGATCTGAAGACGGTTTATGATCTCGTTGAAGATCCTATTGGCTACGAGCAGGATAATGGGTTGGGAACGGAGGGTGGATACTGGGTCAAGATTCCTGATGGAATGTTGTCCGAGCTTCCGTCTGTAGATACAGGGGATTCAACGATTCCTCTTTCGTCAGATGCTGAGGATGCTGGCTTCAGGATACTTATTCGTGGTCTTAATTCTCTTGAACTTGTTAATGGTATAAGTTCTGTCTATTTACTCCAGAATTATGGTGTTGGCTTTTGGGATGTTTCCCTGAAGAGGGCATACATTTATCCGGTACAGGGTGCGATTGGTAGTGGTGCGACACCGTTTCCCGCACCTTCAAATCCTGAACCATCTTATGGTGGTGGAACTGATGGGAATATCTGCCTAACCCTTCGTGGTTGGGGGACTGCATCTTCTGTCCAGCTTGCAACGGATGAGCTTCGTCGGGTCTACATCGACAACTACGGTGAAGATGTGATGTTCTGCAATAGTGGGGGGCCGATCTATTATTGGGATGTTAGTGAGAATACATCGACGGGTGTTCCCGTTGTGGGTGAATCCGGTGTTGCCGTTGCAATGACAAAGACTTCTGTGTTTACAGAAGCTGTTGGTGTGCCTTCTGTTGTTGATAGCTTTTTGATTTCCAAGAAAGATGGTCATTGTGTTGCTCTGGGCTGTAACGATTTGGGAGCGGTTCCAGAGGTTATGAACTCACTTCTTGTGAGGTGGTCTGACCAAAGCAATCCATTTGATTGGATTCCGACAGCAACCAATACTTCTGGTGGTCAGGTGTTGCGAGTTGGTTCTCGGATTATCGGTGGCGTAAGCACCAAGGACGAGGTGGTTATCTTCACGGATGCGGCTGTCTATTCGATGAGATTCATCGGGGCTCCTGTCACATTTAGTTTCACATTGATTACGGAAGGAGTTGAGCTTCTGTCTCCTCTTTGCGCTGTCAATGTTGTGAATTCTGTTTTCTTCATGGGGAACGACGGCTTCTATACTTACACCGGATCGGTTGCCCCGTTGCCCTCCACTGTTTCCAAGTATGTTTTCGATGACATCAATTTGTCAGAGAAGGGCAAGGCGTTTGCTGCGGTGAACTCAGCCTTTTCTGAAGTGATGTGGTTCTATCCATCAAGGGATTCCTTTGAACCGGACAGATATGTGGTGTTCAACTACGAAGAGAATGTTTGGTCTATTGGAAAATTTGATATGTCTTCATTGAGCTACGCAACTGGTGGAGGCGAGTCGTATGCAAGAACCTCTTGGAGGGATGCAATCGTTTACAGCAATCCAATGGCGACATACATCTCTAACTACAATCCGTTGTCAACTGGCGAAAAATATTCAACTGTTCCGATGGTGAAGAATTCTGCCGTGATGGTTCACGAGAAAGGATCTTCTGCTCAGAGCAAGGGACTAGATCCCTACATTGAAAGTGGTGAAGTTGAAATTGGAGAAGGGGATTTCTTTTCCTTTGTGTCTCGGATCATTCCAGATTTGCAGTTGTTTGATTATCAAGACCCCCTCCTTACCAGTGAGCCTGTTGTGAACATCTCCTTGTTCGGCAGAGACTATCCAGGCAATGCTGTTTCTTCTTCTTCAAGTACGGATGTCACGTTTGCCAGAGATGGCAGTTTACTGACTGGAACCTATGAGCCAACAGGAAGTAGTACTGCCATCCGAATGCGTGCAAGAACTATTGCTATGAAGTTGAGTAGTGGAAGTACGAGTTTCAAGTGGAGGTCTGGTGCTATTCGATTTGATGCCAGACCGGATGGTATGCGTTGATGTCTATCGAATTTCGTCCGCTTGAAAATGCACCTGAGGAGTATTCTCAGGAGTCGGAGTCTCGGTTTCGCAGGGAGTTGGAAACCAGCTTGTTGCAGCTTTCGTCTTCACTAAACGGGTTCTTGACGTTTAGCGACCCGGAGTCATCTGCGAACATCAAGCGAGAGTTTTTTCTTTCACTGCCCCTTGGTATCCATGTTGACGGAGAAACAGCTACTCCTCCCGGTGGTGCGGGTAGCTTTACAACGCTGGATGTCAGTGGGGTTGCTACGTTTGGCGGAGCTTTGGATGTAAACAATACATCCGACTTCTCTGCTCTTGCAGTATTCAACTCTGGAATTGGCACTGATGATATTGGTGAGATCACATCAGGTCACGGTGTTGAGGTTGACTCTGTCCTACTGAAGGATGGAGTGGTTACCGGGGATCTCATTGGGGACGTAACCGGCAACGCGACCACTGCAACCACTGCAACCACTGCAACGACTGCGACCAACGCGACCAATGCGACCAATGCGACCAAGGCCTCGATCACAGACACGACTACCGCTGCTACCCATTACTTGACTTTTGTTGATGCCTCGACAGGCAATGAGGATCTCAAAGTAACAACAGATGGTGGAACTAGTGGTCCGTTGGGATTCAATCCATCAACAGGGAGTATGTCCCTACCACAAGGAGGCACGCTAACTGCCTCACATTTGAATGGTTATGTGGATTGTTCGGCCTGGAGGTACAAGGTTGGGCTCTTGGATCAAGTAACAATAGAGGCTTCTGAGACTACTGATGAGTACACGATCACCTTGCCTGGAGACATAGCTTCTACGGGCGAGTACCTGAAGGTTTCCTCTGTAACTGGGGGAGACACAGTTGTTGCGGACTGGGCATCTCTATCTGGTGATTTGGTCGGGAATGTCACTGGGAACGTGGAAGGCGATCTCACTGGGGACGTAACCGGGGATGTCACCGGGGATGTGACCGGCGATCTCACCGGGGATGTTACTGGTGGGACGGGTTCGTTCACTAGGGCACTGACCGGTGCTGGCGATGAGTATGTAGTTAGTTCTATAGCTACTGGTTCAGAAGCTGCTGGGGATTCCCTTCTGTATCTACGTTGCGATAGCGCAGGATTCGGTAGTACGACAAAATTTGCAATCGATTATTTTAACAATTCTTTTATTGCCAACAAGCATAGGTTTACAGTTGATGGCAACGGAGCGGTTATCGCTCAGGGCTCTGTAACTTCCTCTGCTGGATTTGTCGGGGATGTAACCGGGGATGTGGAAGGCGATCTGACTGGGGATGTGGAAGGCGATCTCACTGGGAATGTAACCGGGGATGTGGAAGGCGATCTCACTGGAAACGCGGATACTGCGACCAAGGCTGCCATCACAGCAACAACTACGGACGCTACCCATTATTTGACCTTTGTTGATACTTCAACGGGTAATGAGGATCTCAGAGTAACAACAGATGGTGGGACTGGTGGTCCGTTGGGATTCAATCCATCAACAGGGAGTATGTCCCTACCCCAAGGAGGCACGCTAACTGCCTCACATTTGAATGGTTATGTGGATTGTTCGGCCTGGAGGTACAAGGTTGGGTTCTCGGATCAAGTAACAATAGAGGCTTCTGAGACTACTGATGAGTACACGATCACCTTGCCTGGAGATACAGGTTCCGCGGGTGAATACCTTAAGGTTTCCTCGGTAGGTGGAGACACGGTTACTGCGGACTGGGCATCTCTATCGGGTGATCTCACCGGTAACGCGGACACTGCGACCAACGCGACCAATGCAACCAACGCAACCAATGTCAATGTCACAGAGAATACAACTTCCTCCAGTCCTCTCTACTTGGGCTTTGTAGACGGAACTACTGGAAACCAAGAGTTAGAAGTAGATTCAGATTTGGCCTATTACCCGTCAAGTTCTGAGCTTAAAGTGTCTGATATCCGCATTTCCGGAACTGCGGGCACGGTTTCTAGGCCGAGTTCGACTTTGGCGGTTACTGCTAATCAAGTGGATGTAACTGGTTCTGGTAATGGTGTAAACATAGAAGATGTAAATTTCAACGGTGCCGATATACAGTATGTTGGTGAAATTAAAGCCCAAACTTACACAGCTCCTGAGTTTCAAACAGCTTCCTTTATTGGCGATCTCACCGGGGATGTTACCGGTAACGCGGACACTGCCACAACAGTGACTGGGGTAGCGCAGGCTGCAATCACATCTGCTGTCAATCTGGCTAGCGTCGGTGCGTTGGATTCGGGGAGCATCACCTCCAACTTTGGCAACATCGATGTTGGGTCCAGCAATATCGAGTGCAATGTCTCGACGGCAAATCAATTCAAAGCGGAGGCTGTTGCCGGATCTGTTGCGGTCGTCACGCTGAAGGAGGATGTTGACAACGGGGAGAAGAAAGTCGATCTGCGCGCTGCGTCGGAAATGACGGATAGCTTCAAGTTTATTTTCCCCGACTCGTACACGGGTGCAGCGGTTGACGATCATCTTGCCATCTCCAGTATCGACAACACAAACGAACTGAGCATGAAGTGGGCTCCAACCGTCGCTTCGCTTTCCGGGTTTCTTGCCGGAGCCCACACCACTGGTCTAGCGATGGATGCGACCACATGGTATCCGTGCAACGCGGGCGGCGGCAGTTCGTATGCGACGAGCAACACCAGCAGTGTGTTTGAGATTCCGAGTGGCGACAGACCGATCTTCAAATACACCGGCTCCGATTCCATCATTGCGGATGTGACAATCACAGGCAGCGTGCTCAAGACAACTGCCACTCCAGCGGATGTGAGCGCGCTGTTTGTGCGATTTGGTCAAAAGAACAACGGTCTTCCGACTGGCTCCGATGTCTTGACGACGGGTGCGTCTATTATTTTGGGCAGTATTCCGTACAACGAATGGCACTCTTACACGCTGAAGATGTCACTGGAGTTGGAAGAGAATGACTATGTGTGTGGCATGTACTTGTGCTACGGGGTCGATCACACATTTCGCCTTGGTTACCAGCAGATAAGCATCCAGGGAATCAGGAAGGCATAACGGTTTATGACTGATCGATACAAAATTCTGGGCCAGGAGTCGATTGACAAGACTGATTCTGCAGACTTGTACGAGGTTCCGTCTGCTGCGGCTGTGTCAGTTGGAACTGTTGAGGTGTCTCCGAAGTCGGCTTCTTTGCATGTGCGAACACTGGTTACAAGCATCATTGTTTGTAATACAGATGGTGTTGCTGGATCAATTACCATTAAACTTGTTTCGGCTGCCAGCAAGGAAACACATTTACTAAAGGGGAACTCTATTCCTGGCAATGGGACCAAGACTCTATCTCTTGGGCTGGTCTTGTCTTCTGGTGAAAAGATAACTGGAAGTTCCCATGATGCGGATTACGACTTCACTGTAATGGGCGTAGAGATTTTGAGTGGTGGGGGTCCAAGTGGCTGATGAATATGTAGGTCTAGCAAACGAACTTGCGAAGCAAGGTCGTTATGGCGACACAACGTTGATACATGTCAACCCTGTTGAATTACAGGGATTGGCTTCTGCTTATCCTGGGATGATTACCAGAAATCCAAAGACGGGTTTGCCTGAAGCTTGGATTCCCCTTGTAGCAGGAGCACTTCTTGGTGCCGCTGGTGCAGGAATCATGGGTCCCAAGGATGTTCCTCTTTGGCAGCGTGTGTTGGTTGGTGCTGCCGGTGGTGCGGTCATGGGCTATGCGGGTGGTGCGCTTGCTGGTGCCGGTGGTGCTGGTGCTGCTGCTACTACTCCTGTTGCTACTACTGGTGCTGGTACGGCCAATGCAACTGCCATCAATACGGCGCTTCAGTCAGCAATGGGTCCCGCTGAACTGTCAACTTCTGCACTCCTGAACCCAGCAGCTTCTACCTTGGGTTCTACGGGTTCAGTTCCTGGCCTACTTGGTGGTACGCTTGAATCTTCCATTGCGGGTATGACTCAACCAGGCCCTGTTAGCCTACTAGCTCCTGCACCCCCTCCTGCACCCCCTCCTGCACCCACTCCTGTACCCACTACTGCCCCTCCAGCGGTTGACATTACTCCTGTGGATCTGGGTAGGCAGACTGCGGGTCCTCTCACTCAGTCAGCGCCCGAGTCGGTTGTCACGGCAGTGGAGCAGGCTCCTGCAGCAGTAGTGGAGCAGGCTCCTGCAGCAGTGGTTGATCAAGCCTCCACAGCAGCAGACGCTGCCACGGCTGCGTCCGAGAAGGCTGCCGATCCCACCATAATGCAGCAGGTCAAAGACTTCGGTCTAACGAATGCTGCTCTTTCGGGTACGGCTGGTATCGCAGCCTCTTCACTTCTTCCCGGCAAAGAAGATGATGATGACTTCGATTACGAAGGAACTCCTTACGTCTGGGATCAAGACTTTGATGAGAGTGGTGTTCGTCGGGCAAACTTCCCCGGTCCAAACATTTCTCGCAATGAGCTTTTGGGATGGTCTTACTATCCGAGTACCCGAAACAGGGGATTCTCTGTTCGTGGTAATGCAGGTGGATTGATTGCGAACGGTGGGATTGTTAGGGGTTTTGCTAGGGGTGGTTATGCTGGTGACAGAGGGACTCCAACGGAGCGACGTATTGCAAGAGGATACCCCGGACTTGAACAGTGGAGAGCGGATACTGCTGCACTTCCACCCGGATGGACCCGTGGTGAACCTTTCTGGGTAAACGATAACCGACAACATGGGTCCACTGGTAAGTGGGTCACGCCGAAGGCAGTTTACGGTGGTATTAGTAGCACTCTTCCCGCTGGCGGTCCCTCGTGGGAATCCGGGTTGGGTTTGTCCCCGCTAGCTTCTGGTGCCATCGATCTATATGGTAGAGGAGCGCCAAGTAGTGGTTCTCCTTCTTGGCAAGCTGGTCTTGATAATGCAGTCATTCCAGTTTCCGAGGGTGGAGATTTCCATTCGGAACTAGCTGAGTTCATAGTAAAGGGTATTCCGTCTGGACGCACTCCAAGTTGGGATGATTCTGGAAGAAAGGAATTTTCCAGAACAATTCACAAGCATCCACCGAAGACCACTCCCGCTTGGGGTTATGATCCAGGCAAGAGGCGTAGCGTTCCCGATATTACGGGATTGGGTTACACGGCGACTATGGCAGCTTTGGATAATCCTCATGCCCGGGTTTTCATTGATGGAATCACTCCCTCGTGGGAGAAGAATGCAGGAGTTGATATGAACAGCAGGAATTTCAATAGAAACCTGGGAGCATTTCGTCCCAATGCGTGGGCTCCTGATTCATCAGGTATTGCAGGTGGTGGCAGGGGAACTGCCGCCCTTCTTAGTGGCATGGCAAGTCTTCAACCGTCTGTGAATTCAGTTGGAAGTATCGGACAACTCGCTGCCCCCAGAGTTGGCATGCAGGCGGGTGGCATTCTTGATGCATCTGTCATGATGGGAGCCGATCCGACTCGTGGTCAACTCCAAGCAGATGAGCAGGAGTTGATGATGTCTGGTGGCGACGGGATGAGTGATTCTGTTCCCGCACAAATTATGCCCCCGGGTCCAGGCGGCATGGATGTATCGGTTGCACCTTCTTTTGGAGAAGCCGATGCCGTTGTTCCCGAGACGAATGCTGAGTTGTCTGATCAGCAAATGTTGCTTCAGATTGTTGTTGACGCGAAGTCTGCACTTGAAGGGACTCATCCCAATCCTGAAGAGGCAATTGTGAAGTTCCTTGAAGTGTTTGGAGAAGCGGAGCTTGAGAGCCTGAAGGTTGCAGTGATGGAGGAGCGGGGCCAGGGTGGTGAACCGGAGCAGATTGCTGTTTCTGGTGGTGAGTACATTGTGGATGCTTCTGCTGTTAGCGATCTAGGGAATGGTGACACCAATGCTGGCGCGCAGCGTCTTGATGATATGGTGAACAGAATCAGAACAGCTAGGCATGGTACTGAGATTCAGCCTCCTCAGATTTTTGCAGAAGAAGTTCTTCCGGTTTGATCGGAATCAATTGAATGTTGACAAGGAAGATGCCCTGGGAACTTGGACGAGAAGAGATCAACTTTTTCTACAGGGCTGTTGAAACAGATGAACATTCTGGAAGTGTGGACGATGTATCAGAGGACATTCTCAATGGGAGTCTTTCTCTTTGGATCTGGGAAGAGGATCATCAGCCTGAGTCCGACCCGCCCGTAATTCGCCGCCCCTTGGTCGTGGTCATTACCGAGGTCTGCAAATACAGGGATGGTTACAAAGAATTTTGTGTGAAGATGCTTGCAGGAACTGGTGGTGTTGAACACCAACCAGAGATTGTTGAGAGCTTGTGCAAGGAAGCTGCGGCTGCTGGGTGTAAGAAGATGATTGCCTACATGAAGCCATTTCTCTTTGAGAAATTTGATATCGAAAATGTGATTCCGAATTTTCCTTCCGCAGAGAAGCTTTACGTTGTGATAGGCATGGAGGTTTAGAATGGGTGGTGGTGGTGGTAGCAAGCAAGAGTCGAGTGCATCGAGCATGCCCCTGTGGGCTGAGCCCTATCACAAGGAGTTGCTTGGAAGGGCTGCTCAGTTTGCATACGGTCAACCCTACGAAGCATATTCGGGCCAGAGGATTTCCGATTTCTCACCAGAGGAAGAGGCTGCTTTTGGGGTAGGTCGAAATATGTACGAGACAGGTGATGAGTATGCCCGTCCCGCAGCATCAAGTGTTGGCAAGGGTGTGACCAGATTGGATCAGATGTCTCCGGCCCAGAGCGCTGGTGGATTCACGCCTCAATCCTACGACTTCTCAAAGTTTGATCCGAACGAGTATGCATCCCCGTATCAACAAGCAGTTACAGACATTGCGCTCAAGCGGGCGAGAGAGGATTTTGATAGGCAGGAAAGAGATCGCAGATCTCAGTATTCTTCCTATGGAGCATCGGGCGGATACAACGAGAGACTGGATGACATTCTTGGTGGTCAGGGTCAGGCAATGACACTTGCTGATATCCAGGCCGCTGGTAGTCAGAGTGGTTGGGATGCCGGTGTGGACATTTGGAAGGGACAGCAACGCGCGGACATTGAAGCCGCAAAGATGGGCCAATTGGATCGCCAGCGTATGGCAGAATTGTCACTCCAGTCACAAGAGCAGAACCAAAGGAACTTGTTAAACGCGGCTCGTGGTTATTCCGGGTTGGCACAAACAACGGCTGGTCTTGGTAGGAGTGCCCAAGATTGGCAGCTTGCCATGCAGAGGAATCTTGGCGCTACGGGTGAAATGCAGAGAATGCAGGATCAAGCATATCTTGATCAGGCATATGCTGATTACAGAGCGCAAACAGATTATCCCAAGACGCAGATGAATTGGTTGCAGGGGATTCTTTCTGGAGTCCCGGTGGGACCCGGCGCAATCACAAGCCCGGGACCGGATCGTATGTCGCAGGCAATTGGTACTGGTCTTGGTGCTGCTGCAATAGCTTCCGGTATAAATCAGGTGGGTGGATAGCTTCCGGTACAGAGGGATGAAATGAAGAGAAACACCTTTGGTGCGAATGGGGCTGGTGGTCATTCATCAGCCCCTTCCTTTAGTAGCGTGATCGATATTGAGGATGAGTTGAAGGGTTGGGGTGACGACATGCTGCTTGAAGAGATGCAGCAACCCCGCTTTCCTCATATGCAATATCTGGTCTTCTCGGAGATCAATCGCAGGAAGGAAGATCGAGACAGGGTTAATAGAGAGAAGCAGGCTCAGGCCGCTCCCCAGGTTTCGATGGCAGAGGAGGTTGTGATGTCTGCCTCTGCTCCTCCCGGTGGCGCACCTCCGGGTGGAATCCCTATGCCGCCTCCCGAAGGAATGCCCCCCGGTATGCCTGTGGGTATGCCACCGGCTGGACCCCCCGCTCCCCAGCAGTTGCAAGGACCCGTTGGTATCGAGCAAGCATACCCGCCTGTCGAACGCCCTCTTCCCGGCACTATGGTTCAAGGAGCCAACAGGGGTGGTCTTGTTAAGGGATACAATCAGAGCCAGAGGCTTCCGTACTATTGGGAGGTTGATGCTCAACGTAGGCGGGACAGGAGGGAAGAGGAGGCCAAGATTAGGGCTGGTCAGGAGTGGGAAGGTTTTCCAACTTGGTTGGGTGAAGTGCCCGGTAGAGTAGGTTCTTTCCTGGGGGATGCTTTTAGTGCGGTGGGAGAAGCCAAAGCGGCACGAGGTGCGGTACAGCGGGCCGCTGGTACTCATTTCATGCTTGGAACTCGTGCTGGGGAGGAGTTTGAGAAAAGTCTATTGGTTCCAGACTCCTCTTCGGAGGAAGTGCTTTCTACTCAAGATCCATCTTTAGTTGATGTATCGCTCACTTCACCAGTTGATGGATTATCCACGCAAGTTAATTCGTCACAAGATCCAGCCTTGAATGCGATTGTTGATGAGAGGGCCGCTCTGCTTGCCAAGGAAGAAGCTGCCCGGCGGGCCGAGGCTGAGCGCCGAGTTGCGGTGACGGGAAGAGTTCCGAGAACCGAGGACCCTCTTGATGCTTACAGAAAGTCGTTGGGGGCTATTTCTGCGTATAGTGGTGACAAGGAGAGGGAGATCCTTGAAAGGAGAAGGTCCGAGCTTGAAGAGACTTTCGCTGGACCGAGTGATGCAGACAAGAGGCGAAACATTCTCCTTGCTCTTGCCGAGGGCTTCCTAGATCCCAGCGTCAATGAGGAGACAGGTGTAGCAGCGGGACTTGGTAAAGGTATCAGTAATGCAAGGAAGGTTATACGGAACAGGGAAGTTAGTGAAAACGAGAGAAAGAGGAATTTGGCAACAGCCCGCATTGCTCTTGATCAAATGGGTATCGAGGTGTTCAAGGAAGAAGATAAGTCTGCCAGAGATATTGCTCTCGCCAGGGCCAAGGGTGAACTTGAGATAGGTCTTGCTGGGCAGAAGCAAGCTTCTGCAAAGGCTATTCAGGATTCGATCAATACTGTTCACAAGGAAATTGCCGAGGGGCGTGCTGCTGGTTACATGAAGAGGGAGAGTCTGAAGGGTATTGATAAGGCAATTTTAGAGATTGAGGAGACTATTAGTACTAGATATTCTCTTATGAGCCCTGATCAAATGAGTGATCATGAGCGCAAGATGAAGGAGAATTTGGAGCAACGATTGCAGGGTTTGTATCTTGCCAGAAAGCGGGTTTCGGGTGTAGATATGCGGATCAATCGCGACTTTGTTCCCAGGGCGAATCAAGGTGGTTGATAAGAAGTATGGCTGGTAGGTACACATCTAGTGAACTAGAGGGGTTCCTTTCTAGCGCGACAGATTTGTACGGGAATCCACTGTCTAGTGGTTCTATCTCTGGTGCAAATCGCGAAGACCTCTTGAGGTATCTTGAAGAGGAGTCGCGCAAGCGGGGTATCAACCCGGCTCTTGCTGCTTCCATGATGGAGCAGGAGTCCAACTTCGATCCTTCGATTGCCTCTCGCGTGAATGAGGACAGGGAGGGTGAATACCGGGCCGCTGGCTTGTTCCAGCTTGCGCCAGAAACCGCACGCGAGCTTGGTGTCTCCAATCCCCTTGATGTTCGCGAGTCAATTCGCGGTGGTCTTACATACATAGACAGACTGTTGACCAAGTATGGTGATGATCCAATTCTTGCCGTTGCAGCCTACAACGCTGGTCCCGGTGCTGTTGATAAGTATGGAGGTATTCCTCCTTATCAAGAGACTGAAGACTATGTGAGAAGAGTGACTGGTTCCTTTGAGGACAGTCAGGGCAACACTATCAATCGCTACGAAGAGAACATGCGGCGTTTCGGGGTTCCTCTCCCCGGAGAAGAGGAGGCTCCGGTTGATGAGGTTGCACGGGCAGAGCCCGTAGAGGAAGAGGCTGAAGATACTTACGAACTGATTCTTCCTGACGGAAGTTTCATGAATGTTCCAATTGGAATAGACAAAGAGGAGGCAAGAGAGTCTGCGCGGGAGGCATATCCAATGGCTTTCCGTGGCGAATTGTCAGAAGAAGAAGAGAGCAACATGCTCGACGCAGGTCTTTCTGCTCTTTATCGCTCGGTCTACGGAATTCCAATTGGTGCATCGTATGTGGGTGCCTTGTTCGGAGATGATCAGGAAGCTTTTGATCTGACCTCAGAGAGACTCCACGGTATATCCAAAACGGCTCATGGATTTGCTCCAGGGCTAACAACTCTCGATGATGTTTCAAGGGCATACGAAGATGAGGGCGTCCTTGATGCTGCGGCAAAGTTCATAGAATTCAGTGGCGAGAAGATTGGAGAGAGTCTCGGGTTCATGCTTCCAAGTATTGTTAGCGGTGCTGCACTTGGATGGCTTGGCGCACTGGCCGGAAGTGTCATTGCCCCTGGAGTCGGAACAGTTGTTGGTGGTCTTACAGGAAGGGCACTTGGTGCTGTTGTTGGCAGAACTATGGGGTTCCTTGGCACCCAGGTATTCAACTACCTGTCGATGAATATCGAGCGTGGTGTTGAGAACGGTCAAGTCAGTGTCGATGACTACAATCTAATAAATCAGACAATGGCTGCTGGAACGCAAGCTGGACTCGATGGTCTTCTTGTGTTGATGGCGGGTGGCAAGGTTGCTCTCGGTGTTGGGACAGAGATTGCAACGACTGCAGGAAGGCAGGCGATTACTCGCGGCGGGGCACAGGGTCTTAGCAAGGGTGGGATTGAGGCTGTTAGGAATTCCTTTGCTCAAACAATGGCAGGACTAGAAGCCCTTAGTCCTGTCAAAAGAATGGGTGCTGTGATGCTTGAGGAGAGCGTTGCAGAACTTGGACAGCAAGCAATCGAGCGTGGTGCTGCTGGTCTTGAGGTGAGCCCTGCCAGCAAGGAAGCAAGAGACGAATACCTAGAGGTACTTCTTTCTACAATTGGTCCGTCTTTTGCCTTTGGTGGAATTGGTGGAGTAAGTGCGAAGTGGTCGCAGACCAAGCAGAAGAGGGCAGAAGAAGGTTTAGTAAAGTCATACGAGGACAGGGCTCTTGTTGTCAACAACCAAGTCAAGAGTGCCGAGGAAGCAGAGGCCAATGAGCTAGAGCGTGTTGCTGGGGAGGCGGCTGAGGCTGGTCGGATCCCCCTTGAGGCTTCCCTTCTTGCCGCTCCAACGGCAGCGGATATACACACGATAGCGAAGGACCGGAACATCAACTCAGAGGATGCTGGCTTCCATCAGTTCTCAAGAAGAACTGTCGGAAAGGAACATCTTGATGACATGAACGCGGCGGAACTCAAGCAGGTTTATGACAAGCTTGCTTCGATGCCGGTTCAAGATGCGCGCATCAGCTTCTCTGTTGCGAACAACCAAGATGCCATCGACGTTGCGTCTCGCATTCGGTCCAACAGCAGTAAGAAGAGTGGAGCGATCCCTCTATCGGATACTGATTCGCAGATTAGAACTGCGATCCAGCAGACCGGAAAGCTCAATTTCAAAAATGTTGACAAGAAGGTTGTCGATGAAACTGTTGCAGCATACAGGCGAGCAATGGTCAATCTTCGATTGGTTGAAAAGAAGGATGGAAAGCTAAGGCTTGTTCGCACGAGGCCAACCACTTCCTCTGCGCTGACCGAAGTTGAATACGACAAGGTTGTTGATTTCATTAACCTTGAGGGTCGCTTCCCCAACCCTGAAGAGTTCGGATCTATTACCGGAATCAGGAATGAGGAGTTCTACGAACTCGCCATTCAGGATGCTGTAAATCGTAATGACATCAAGCTGGACAAGGATGGCTATGTCCCGGTAGAGCCAACGTCACAGAGGGAGGAGAGATTCTTCCTGCGTGTGAACGGTGTCACAGAGGACAAGTCATACAGAACTGAGGCTCAGGCGAATGAGGCTCGTGGAGAGCGGATCAGAAGCTTTGAGGAATCTGCCGCAGCGAGAACAAGGGAGGAGCTTGCCGCGCGTGGTCGAGGGATTCTTCCATCGAGACTTACTGCGCCAGCAGAAGAGCTTGCCCCCAGTGTCGAAGTTGTTTCTGCGGACACGCCACTTCTTTCCAGTCCGAAGGCTGATCTTGTTACCGAATACGAATATTCGGTGGAAGAGTCTCCGCAGTGGGTGGTCAGGGATGATACGGCTGGCTCTGAGCCTGTTGGAAATTACGACAACGAAGAGCAGGCAAGGAAGAAGGCGAAGCAACTCGGTGATCAGAAGAGTTGGGTTGTTCGTGACAGCAATGGTGTGGTTGTTAATACATCTGGAAGCAGGGCTGAGTCAGATGCGTATATCAAGCAGCAGTCTGAGTTGGCTGGCGGTATCGCGAGGGATACATACAGAAACAGAAGGGAGGGAGAGGGTCCCTATCCGACCGGGAGGGAGAGGGTTTCGGGACCCGAACTTGGTGATCCCCGTCCGGGGATGCTCCCGCGCTTAAGGAAGGAAGCGACCTGGGAAGAGAGAGGTCTTACGCAGGAGGAAAAGAAGAAGGCCAGGGACAAGAGCAATGCGATTGCTCGCTCGATCCACAAGGGTTCAAGGATTGCTTACGAAAGGGCGAAGAACAAGAAGAGGCGAGAGCTTCTCGCTGGCCGCGAGGCTGTCCAGCGGAACTACACCTATGAAAGGGAGGATGGATTCGTTGTCAATGAGACAACAGTCACAGAGAGTGGTCGCAGGAGTAAGCCTGCAACTCGGGCCTTCTTCTCCGGCACTGATCCCTCAGAGGCAGAGACTCAGAGGCAGTCTTACGAGGCGTCGAGAGTCGGTGGTGAGTCCTTTGGTGGTGATCTAATTGAGGCGGGTGTCACTGCTGAAAATATAAGGCAGCTTCGCGATGACCCGAAGGGTTTTGCCGAGAGGCTAAAGCCGGATGGCACGAACGCTCCTCCCGCACAGGAAGAGTTGTTGGACAGGTTGGCGAAGGCGATTGAGAAGGAACTTGCCGGTCGAAACCTGCGTGGAATAGGTGTCAAGATTGTCAGGGGGATGAAGGGAGCGGAGGCTGGATTCAACAGTGTCACCCGTACTATCTCTCTTAGCCTTGATCCCGGGATGGAGAATCTAAGTGACAAGGAGATACTAGAAGAGCTTGGTCGAAGGACAGATCATGAACTAATTCATTCCCACAGGAAGTCTGGTTTGATTTCTCCAGGGGAATGGAAGCTCTTTGTTAGATATGCGAGAAAGGTTCCCATCAAGGCGAGTGCCTTGAAGCGAATCAATGATAGAAGGTTGGAGAATGGTCTTGATCCCAAGCCGGTGAGTACGACGTACTACGATTTGGCTCTTGATGCCTATGCTGGTTTTGATAGTGAGGGAAATCCCAGGCAGGGAGAAGTTGAGGGCTGGTTCGATGATGACTACAACGAAGAAGCTGTGGCTTTTATGCGTCAGGATTTCGCAAATGATCCTGCGGCAATCACAGGTAAGCCTGCTGCTTTGTTCAGAAGAACTGCGAGCGTAATTGGGAAGCTCAGAAATGCACTGAACGGCGCTGGTTACAAATCAGATTCTGAAGTCTTTGAAGTTCTTTGGGGCAAGGAGATGGGTAACCGTCTTGCCGCTGACAAGATGTTGGATATCTGGTGGCTCAAGAGACGTAATCAGCCTGAGTACAGAGATCTTGTCCAGTACATTGTACTGGCTCAAGAGGCTGGAGAGCTAGGTGCCGCAGAGAGAGCGGGTGCGTTGAACCAAGAGGGACTCGCTAGGCTTGAGTTGATTCGGTCAAGGATCGGTGATGCAGTTCTCGATCCGGTAGCTGAGTCCAAGCTGAGAAAGTATACGGATCTCTTCAGCAAGAGGAAGAGGATTCCGGTTAGATACACAGATGCTCCCCCCGAAGAAGATGTTGAAGAGGGGGTCGTTGTCGAGGATCAGGGCACTGGTCGCGCTGCTCTTCGTCGGGAAGACCTTGTTCAAGATGATGGAGTTCAATCAAGGGCTAGGACTGGTGGCGAGTATGGACCCAACGGTGATTGGTATGCCGGTGGGCAGTGGATAGCTACAACTGAGCTTCCAAAGAGGGAGCGTTCAAAGATAGAGAGGTCTGCCTCAAAGAAAGAGCAGGTTGAGTTCTTTGAGGGGGGTGTCGAGATTGATCCTGGGAGGATTCCTATCGTTGCTCGTGGTGGTGGAACATGGCTTAAGCCAGATGGAAGATTGAATTATGATTTCATTGAAAGACAAGGATGGAGTGACCAGAAAATTGCTGAAGCAGAGAGTATGTCTGAGGCGTACCTTCGTGGTGAGCGTTTTGTTGGAGCAGTAGAGCATCCAATTTTGGCTAGTTTTCAGGATGCATCAAGAATGATTTTGGCAGGGATGAGTGTCCCTGGTGCAATGCTGGACAAATTTTCACCCGATGTTCGTGATAGACTTGAACGATTAGCTCCACAAGAACTTGGAGTTCCTATTACCGAAGGCACTGGTCGCGCTGCGTTGAGAAGAGATATAACACCAGAGATACAAGAGGCGGCTCGTCAGGAAACTAGCAGGGGTGCTGATGCTGTAGCGGACAGGATGGATGCGATCTTGCCGGAGGCTGAAAGGCTTACAGATGGTTCGTCTACTTACACTGCGGGGCAACCGGATGGTGTTCCCTGGACCGATCTTTCTCAGACAGAGTTGAACGAGCGAGGTGCTGGCATCAGAGATGTCGGAGAGCTTAGAGAAGCTCTCGTTGATATATGGCAGGAGACGCTGAATCGTGTGAGCATCGCAGCGAGGGATGCCGTAGAGGAAACGGGAGCATCGTTCAGTCTTCTTCCAGAAGAAGTGGACGCTGCATTCCGCCTCCCCCTTAGCGCACAGCTTTGGTACGAGTTGGGTGGTGAGACGTTTGGACAAAATCTTCCACCCCTGGATAATCGCACTATGGGTCTTTTCTTTGATCTAATCGGTGCAACTTCTGCGCGGACTGAGCCAAGAGATAATATGTATCGTGCGATTTCGGTTCTTTCTCAGGTTCTAAGGGAAGTTCCAGTTGATGTAGATCTTGCTATGACTGGTCCCGTTGGGAAGGCTCTCTCTCGCGATGGTGTAGATGTAACTAATTTGGATGGAAACAAGACTGGTCAATTTAGTGGCACTCTCATGCTTACGTCTGGCATGCCAGTTCCTGTTCCATTCCCTGTAAATGATGTTTGGGTGGGTCGCATTTATGATGTAACAGAGAAGCAGCTTGCTGATAATCCCAGCTTGCATGAAGTGATGGCAGTTCACCAGACTCTTCTGACAAAGTGGATCAACGAGAACTCACCCCAAAAAATTCCTCACCAACCCTGGCAGACACAGGCTAGAAACTGGGTTCAGTTGCGAACTTCCGATCAAGGTGTTGATACGTCTGGTTCACTTGAGAACATCAGGGGTAATGATTATCGGTCTGAGTGGGCCAATATGATTCAGCTTCTCAAGTCTGCTGGCGTGGGAGGTATTGATGGACAAAAACTTTCCATCGATGCACTCCTAGACCCCAAGTTGGTTGACGCACTTCGTCCAACTGTTCCCGTCTTCCGCAAAATTCCGAAGGCGACGGTCGAAGTAGGTACCTTGCTTACGGATACGGGTCGTTCAGCTAGGATGCTGTTTGACTTAGCCCAGTCTGTTGGTGACAAGTTGTCGGAGAGGGAGTATCTGGCAACTCTTACAGGTCCGATGTCGGCTTCAGCGAAGGGCAAGCCAACCCCGTGGGAGGAGTTGGTCCGTGCGATTACTGGTCGCTCCGATAAATTGTCGCGGATTGTTAGTGCAAGAGTTAATGCACCATTCGCAGTAGCTGGAACATATGAGGGTGCTGTTGCACCTAACTTGCGAATACCACTTGGTCAGATTCTGGGCGCAGGTGTAGTTCTTACCGATGAGCAGATTGAAATTTTCAATGCGATTGCTGGTGAGCATTTGTCGCAGGCAGCAATGGCGGCTAGCCATGTAAGGCTTTTGAATGATGGTGAAGCTGTTCCGGAGGGATCGACAAAGGGTTACTCAGTTTTCCTGAATGGTGAGATCGAGATGACTGAAGATCTTCTAAGGTCTTTAGATCAAGCATTGCCAGAAGGACATTCTCTTAGTGGATATGAAGTTCCTGGTGGATATGTCTTAGATGTTAATCCACGCTGGGATGATGATGGTCCGCTGGGAATTTCTCAGGATGAAATAGACGCTGCAATTGTTTCTTCTGGATTTGACAAGCTTGGCATTCCTGTTGGAGTTAAGAGACATGCCTATCGGAGTGTGTATACTGAGAATACTGATTACTCTGTAATCAAAGATCGGTTTACAAGGGGGATTTTTGAAGATGTCATCGAAGAACTACAAAGACTTGGAGTCGGAGAAGAGCAAGCTTCTGCCGCAGCCGTCGCAACGCGAGCAACAGGAGGCGAAACAGGATTTGATTTACTCGGGAAAGTTTCGGCTGTCACCAGAGGCAGAGCGAAAACTGTCCTCAAGCGTTACGGGAGGCGCCTTCGTAATCTCGCCCACGCCGAGGGTGCGATCCAGGGAATCGCGAGAGACGTAGAGAAACGTCAGCAAGTTTATCTTGAGAAAGCTTCAAAGAGGTTAATCAAGGCAGGCCACCTAGATGCTAGGCGTGTCCAAACGTCTTCTTTTCGTTCAGCAAGAGATGTTCGGTTGGGACTGCCTGCGCGCAGAACTATTTCAGATCAGCCAATTGATCCTGTTGCTTCCAAAACATCTGAAACTTTCCCTGGCACAGGTGAGGGGAGAGGTTTTCTCTCCCAACTTCCACCACATCTAAGAGACAAGACTACCGGTTACCCTCTATCCACTAAAGATACTGGTCGCTCTGCTGTTCGTCGTGGTGATGTTGGAGTGCCAGATTCCTTTAACCAAGTTTTGATTGTTCATGGTCCCTGGGCAGAAAGAATTCTTAGTGGTGAGAAGACCGTTGAGACTTCTGGTCAATCCCTTAAGGCTGATGGGGCTGCGCCCGGATGGGTTTTACTTCGTGATGACAGTGGTAGAGCCGATGGTGCTGCGAAGCTTGGTAAGCGAATACTCTACAATACTGAAGAAGAGTTCTTGGAAGACCAAGACAAACATTTGGTTACTAAGGGTGATGAGTTCTATTTTGGTAACCGTGTTCGTACATATGGATATCCAATTGAAGATGTTATTCGCTTTGATGAGTCGGTAGATATTCCTCCGCTTGGTAGGGATCAGAGAAGAATAAAGCCTCTCGGCAAGCCTATTGGTAACCCTCTCTCTACTGAAGGCACTGGTCGCGCTGCTGTTAGGCGTGAGCTAATTGGTATTACACCAGATGATGTTTCTGGAATATCCGATACGACATTCTTTCATGGTACTGATGCTACTGACTTGACCACTAT